TTAATAAAAAAAACTAGTAAATAAAAAAACTAGTATTAAATAAACTGGACTAGAAGAGAATGATAATAAATTAAATTCTAAAAGTCAACTAAAATATTTTTTAAATAGTGATATTTATTAAATAAAGATAAAATAAATAAAATTAAAAACAAATTGAAATGGCTGATTTATTAATGAAAATGCCCATACCTTACGAACCTAAAAGACAAAATAGGTTTATATTACGTTTTCCTTCAACATTAGGGATTAATGAATGGTTCGTAGAATCGGCAGCAAGACCAAAAATAACAATTAATCCTGTTGCGATTCCATTTTTAAACACTGAAACATATGTTGCCGGTCGTTTTACTTGGGGTACAATAAATGTTAAATTCCGTGACCCAATTGGACCTTCAGCGTCTCAGGCACTTATGGAATGGGTACGTTTATGTGCTGAATCAGTTACCGGACGTATGGGGTATGCTGCGGGTTATAAAAAGAATGTTGACCTTGAGATGTTAGACCCAACGGGTGTAGTTGTTGAGAAATGGATATTAGAAGGAACTTTCTTATCAGATGTTAACTTTGATTCATTAGCGTATAATACAGACGCGTTGGCAACAATATCTGCGGTATTACGTATGGATAGATGTATATTAGTTTACTAAAAAAATACTTTATATTTAAAATTAAGAATCCACATATTTTTGATATGTGGATTTTTTATTAACTATTGATAAAAAAACATATACGATTATATTTTATAATAAAAACAAATTTATATGGACGAAAGTTTAATTAACGCAGCAACAGAAAATTTCACATTACCGCATGATGTGGTATCATTACCGAGTGGTGGAATTTTTTATAAATCCAAAAAAAAATCGGTTAAAGTAGGTTATTTAACAGCATCTGATGAAAATTATTTGATTGGAGCGATGGCTGGTAAAGAAAATATTGTATTTACTTTATTAAGAAATAAATTGTATGAACATGATTTACGTCCTGAAGAATTAATGGATGGTGATGTTGAAGCAATTTTAATCTTTTTAAGAAATACTTCTTTTGGCCCGGAATATATTATTAATTTAATTGACCCAAGTACTAATAAAACATTTTCACACACTGTTGTGTTGGATGAATTAAATATTAAACAATCTAAAAATCAACCTGATGAAAATGGTTTTTTTACTACAACATTACCTAAAACAGGTGTTACGGTTAAATTAAGACCTACCACTTTTCATGATACTATTGAGTTGGATAAAATGGTTGAACAATATCCTGTTGGAAGACAAGCTCCAAGAGTAACATGGAAATTACAAAAACAAATTGTTGAGATTGATGGTGATAGCGATAGAGGTAAAATTGCAATGTTTGTTGATACGTTACCTATTATGGACTCTAAATACATAAGAACTTTTTTAAGAGAAAATGAACCGTCATTAGACCTTAAAAGAACTGCAACCGCCCCATCAGGAGAATTGGTATCTTTCGAGATAACCTTTGGGGTTGAGTTTTTTCGGCCTTTCTTTTAACTATCGACAACTTCTAATTGAGGAATATTATTTGATGGCTAAATTTATTAGAACATCGTATAGTGACTTCAACGAGATGCCTACTTATGTTAGGAAATTTTTAATAAACAGAATTCTAGAAGATAATACACCAAAGACCTAAATTAAAATGTGTCTTTGGTGTATTTATTTATAAAACAAATTTAATATGCAAGATACGAGTAGTTTAGATGCTAGTGGACAAAAAGGTAAAGATATCCTTGATTCGTTTGGTGAAGCTTTATTGAGTAATTTTAGTACCGCGGCTGTTGGTAAAGTCGTTGCTGAACTTGATAAAGGAGCTAGTACCCTTTTAAAACAATTTGGTATGGGTCAAGAAATGGCTCAAACATTAAGAGCCACTATGGCTGAGGCGGTTACTGATGTTAGAACTTTAGGTGGGGATATCGCGGACGTTATTAAAACACAACAGGACGCTTCAAAGGCGTTACAACGAAACGTAATATTATCTGCGGAAGTAAATAAAGACCTTTACGCAACAATGAAAGTGACTGGACAAGAAGTTGGTACATTAGTGTCAGGATTTAAAGATGTTGGAATTGGTGCGGGACGAGTTGCCGGTGAAATGAAAAAAGTTGTTGATATTGCTACTCAGTCAGGTGTAAATGCCTCGGATGTTTCGGCAAAAGTTTTACAAAATATGGATGCCCTTAACAAATATAATTTTGAAGGTGGTGTATCCGGTTTGGCTAAAATGGCTGCTCAAGCGAGTATGTTAAGAATTGATATGAGTCAAACATTGGCGTTTGCGGAAAAAGTATTTGACCCGGAAGGTGCTATTGAAATGGCGGCTGCAATGCAAAGATTAGGTGTTTCTCAAAGTAGTTTACTTGACCCACTTAAAATGATGGATTTAGCTCAAAATGACCCTGCGGAATTACAAAATCAAATTGCTCAAATGAGTAAACAATTTGTTCAATTAGGTAAAGATGGTAATTTTGAAATTATGCCGGGTGCGAAACGTCAAATGAGAGAGATATCCAAAGCGATGGGTATACCTTATGAACAATTGACTAAAATGGCGATAGGTAGTGCTGATTTGGAACTAAAAATGAGTAAAATCCGTTTTCCTGATTTACCGGGATTAGATGAAGATAAGCAAAAAATGATAGCCAATATGGCTGAAATGGGTGCGGGAGGTAAATATGAAGTTCAAGTTAAAGATGAGCAAACAGGACAAACAATTACTAAAGCTATTGATGAATTAAATGCAACAGATGTCGCCAATCTTGAAAAAATGGCTAACACCGCTCCAAAAACAATGGAGGAATTGGCTGTTAGTCAATTAAGTGTTACGGAAAAAATGGCAGCTGATATAAAATCATTAGCGGACCAAACAGGTTTAGGTGTTGCAAAAACTAAAGCGATGGGTAGTGGTATAAATCTTCTTAGGGATACTTCTACAGCTGTTAGAAAAACACTTTCACCAAAAGAGATGAGTACAAAAAATCTTGCATCATCAATTGACTCAGGTATAGATAAAAGTTTAGATGTTCTTAAAAGATTAACAGATGGGGAAATAAGTCAATTAGAGGCAAGACAAGAAATTGGGAAAAGTTTATCAAAATTAGGGTCATTACTTAATTCAGCTTATGATACCGGAATGAAAAATGCTGAAGAAGAATCTAAAAAAATAAAAGACGATTATCCTATATTTGACCAACTTAAAAAACTTATGTCGGGTGATATAACTAAGGCGGAAAGTAATAATAAACAGAATACAAACATTACTCAAACAGAAATTAGTAATGTTAGAAATACCTCAACAATTCCTACTAATACCTCACAAACGACAACTAATCCATCTACTGATAGACCAATTGAAATAACATTAAATCACAATATAGATTTAAAAACAACAGGTAATGTTGATACTAACCAAATAGTAATGGCTCTTAAAAATACTGACGTTCAACAAGGTATGGTCGGAGCGTTAAAAGAGGCGATATATAGTAATGGTTTAATGGCTCCAACGGCAAACAAAACACAATTAATGAATAGTAATATAAGCGCGAGTTCATTAGTATAAAATAAAGTACAATCTATTTATAGATAAATCAGAATATATGGCAGAGAGTTCATTATCATTTGCATCCACGTCTTCCTTTAGAAATTCACTAATGGTTAAAAACTTGGCACCTTACAGTGTTCAGGGAGTGTATACCCCACCTGTGAGTCAAGTTAATTATGAAACAATTTTAAGTATTAGTAATGTTATTGATTCTCCGGGTGAGTTAATTACTAATGGCTCTTATTCAAATTTATTATATCCGTTAAATGAATATGGTCCTGATGGGGGTTATAGTACTCAAATAAATTTCAACGGACCTCCTTTACCTGTTGCTTCAAATCAAGGAGAATATAATCCTAATGATACTGTTTTAGATTTAGTAAATGAGTTTTTCATTGATGCTGCTTATATTCAAAACAGATATGGTCCTCCGGGAAGTTTTAATGATTTAGTAATTATTACTGATGTTGAGAATAACAATAAGATTTATCAACCTTATTGGGAACCGCCAAGTTTTGCTCCGTCATCATATTCACCATATAATATTTTATTATCACCAAATCCTATTGGTAGTAATGGATTATTGTCTCAAGATTCATTTATTGCTAGATTTGGGGCGACTGAATTAAATTCTTTATTGAAAAAAAGGATTGATGCTGAGTTATTTCAAAACACATTAGGACAAATCAATTTACAATCTCTACAAGACCCGTTTGAGATTAGTATGATGTTGTCAGGTCAACAACCTTTAGTTTATAAAAATTGGAAGATTACCGTACCTGAAAATCCTGTTGTTGCAGCTGCCGACTTCTTAACAAGATTAGCGGGGGCTTATTGGCCTGTTTCATTAATACCTGGTGATTATTTTAACGATAACAACGAAAATAGTCAAACACAACAAACATCAAACGCATTAAACACCGTAAATCAATTAACAGGTGGTTTATTAGGTCCAATATTAAATCTTAATAGAAGTGGTTCACAAATATTCTTGGCAAACACCGGTAACGGACAAAGGTCAGTTTTATTTGCAAATATTAATTATAACAGATATCAACCATCGTATGATAAAGATTATGGTTTATTGTTTGGAGTTGCACAAGGTTTAGTTAACTTATTAGTTCCAAATATTAATCCGGGTAATGGTACATTAGTTGGTGGTTATTATGTTGGTAATAGAACATCAGAGCCGTCTTATATTACTTCACCCCCAAATCAAATACCTGTTAACGCCTTTGGTCAACAAGACCCTTCACCTGTATACGGTCCATCAGAGATGGGTATTTTGTATGAAGGTAATGAATCTGCACTTAGTAATTTTGGTTTAGGAGGAAGGTCTTATAGTGATGGTGGTGGTATTGATGGTGGATTTGTTTGGGTGTCTCCAAAATATAAAGCCAATGCCGGATTCCGTGCAATACCGGGTGGTGGTTCAGGAACAATGGATGAGGATTTTCAATTGGTTAGTGGAAACATTACAAGAGATGAATCAACAAACATTGAGTTCAAAGAAACTTCCATATTAGACCAAACTCAAAGATTAATTGACTCGGCTGATGGTGTTACGGGTGAAGCCCGTTTAAAACACGTTGGTAATGCGATGAATCAAATTAGTAAGGTATTCCACGATGGTTATAAAGAAATTACTAAAGGTTCTCAAGTTTTATCATATACGGATAATACAACAGGTGGTGATGCCGGTATAGAATATTGTAGGGTTTTTACTAAAGATAATCCGTATTACGCATATAATGATTTACAAAAAACAGATGGTATAACTACTGCGGGTAGAAGATTTACTCATTCCGTTTTAGATAACACATATAATTTGAATATTGCTCCGTTGAGAAATCCGGGGTCAACAAACATCATTGCGAATAATGTTAATGGAACGGGGGGGTATGCTAAAAAATATATGTTCTCAATTGAGAACTTAGCTTGGAGAACATCAAGTAGACCTGGATTTACTTATGATGAATTACCTGTTTGTGAAAAAGGTCCAAATGGGGGTAGAGTTATGTGGTTTCCACCATATGATTTAAAATTCTCGGATAGTAGTACCGCTAATTGGAATGATACTTCATTTTTAGGTAGACCTGAGCCAATCTATACATATAAAAACACAAGTAGAAGTGGTCAATTAAGTTGGAAGATTATTGTGGATAGTCCTTCGGTTATGAATACTATTGTTGAAAAACAATTAAAAGGTCAGAGTAAAGAAAGAATTAATTCTATAATTGATTCATTCTTTGCGGGATGTGTTAAATATGATATTTACGATTTGGCGTTAAAATTTAATACTATACCAACAAAAGATTTATATACGTATCAAGAGATTTTAAGTAATCCAAGATTAACGGATGAAGAGTTAAAGAATGTTAGTGCAAGTATACCAAGAGAAAATTCAGTACCTCAAGGGGGTGCGGGAACACCTGCAGATGCTGTGGTTCAAACGGCAAATCCTGATACATCAATTGATGACTTTAAAAAGAATTATTCTCAATTGGCATTTTATTTTGATAATGACATTCCTGACCCTAAATCAGATGGGGTTGTGTCTTCAGTACCATATAATATAACATATTCTGCTTATACTGCACCATCAAACATTACAAAATATGTAGATACCTCAAGTGGAATATTTAATACGGGTAGTGTTAATAGAAACGTAAAAGAATTCTTTGATAATATTGTAATATCAAATTTTAATAAAATAGCTAATAATAGTAGCAATTTTATTGTTGATGCTTATAACATATTAAAAGAAAAAAAAGGGACTATTAGTATTCAAATGGTTGGGTCAGCATCTGCAACTGCGAGTGTTAAATATAATGAAAATTTATCTAAACGAAGAAATGACTCAGTAATTCAATTTTTAAAAACATATAAAATTGGGGACGCTAATTTATCAACATTTTTTGAAGATAAAACATTACAAATTACATTACAAAGTGGTAAAGGTGAACAAATTGTAATACCTCAAGGTGAGTCAGGTAGTGGTTCTCAAGTTGATTGTAGTAAAGACATTAAATCAAATACAAATACAGAAACTTCAAATAATTTGGCTCAAGTATTTTCAACTGACGCTATGGCGTGTAGAAGGGTTAAAATTAATAGTATTCTTGTTACTCCAACAGTAACAACTACTACGACAACTCAAAAAGTTGAAATTATAACACCTGATGTTAGTGGTACAACAATTAACACAGTTAAACCGGTTCAAACTGTTGAAATACAACAAAAATTAAAAGAAGGTATTGGTAAACGAATTATTAGACAATTATTAACAGAGTGTGATTATTTTGACGTTATTAAAGAAACTAATCCTATGGTGTATGGTTCTATAGCGGATAAAATTAGATTTTTTAATCCAGCTTTTCACTCTATGACACCTGAAGGATTAAATGCCCGATTGACTTTTTTAAATCAATGTGTTAGACCTGGTGAAACCATACCTGTTATTGGTGTTGATGGTAAACCAAAATATAATGACGCGGTAAATACTGCCTTTGGGGCACCACCGGTTTTAGTATTAAGAGTTGGGGATTTTTATAATGGTAAAATAATTCCAAAAACAATTTCATTTTCATATGAGCCATTAATATTAGATATGAATCCTGAAGGTATCGGTATCCAACCAATGATAGCAAATGTTAATTTAAGTTTTGATATGATTGGTGGTATGGGATTAGCTAGACCTGTGGAACAACTACAAAATGCGTTATCATTTAATTTCTACGCTAATACTGAAATTTATGATGAAAGAGCGACATGGACTGAAGATACTTCAGCTTTGGATGCTAAATTAGTTCAGTCAATATTAGATGCACAACCACCGGTTACAGTTAACAATGTTCAAAATGGTGTGGTTAATGATGGTGGAAATACGATTGGAGATATCTTAACTAATATTCCTGTAACAAGTGGTCAAACAGGTGAAATTACCTACATGACTATAATGGATAAAATATTAGATTCAACACAAGAATATTATACAAACATACTAAATCAAAGTGATAGTATTGTCAAATCTTACAATTATGGTGTTTGGCAGTTAATTACTCAAGATAGATTATATACTTCCGGAGAAATAAGTTTAAATTCTAGTAGTATATTGGCGCCAATTTATGGGAAACCGGAAGGTGTTGAAACTAAAGTGGATTCATTGTTTAGTACGTTTATTTCAGATATAAATGCGGATAATCCAACAAATAAAAATTACATCATATCACGATTAGTTGGTTTTAAATTTACGGATGCAACAATTCAAAGAGTTAAAACAAATATGAATCAATATATTAACTCATTAAAAGGTGATTATAGTAGTGGTTTATTTACTAAAATTCAAGAAATAGTTGTCTTGGAACAAAACATGGTTCAGATAATTAGAAAAATCAATTTAGTTACAACTAAAACTGATGGTAAGATTTTAGATACGGGTGTTCCTCGTGTTTATACTATATCAGGTACAACTGAAGTTAATAGTGCTAGTCTTGGGTCTCCATTGGATACGTATGTGGAATTATGTGATGATTATCGTTTAGTTGGTCTTAGATTAGATGAGTTTAATCTTTTAATGGATGCTGAAAAAATAATCACAACTGTTACATCACCATATGAAGGTCCGGGTGAATTTGAGCCAAAATCTAAACAATTTGAAACGGCATCAGTTGAAGATAAAAGACAATTCATGGTAATGGCTCAAATATTTAACGATAAAAATAAATTAACACAATTTATAAACGCTATTATTAGTGGTGAGTTAAAGAATGATAATAAATTGGTTAGAAAATTTAATAATATTTGTGATGATTTTGCGGATTTAACTAAAAAAGAGTTAGTTGCTGAGCAAAAATTTATTAAAACAATTAGGGATAAAGAATCATATTCAAAATTTGTGAACCAACCTGCTTAT